TTTGCGAGTGTCTTATAAACAGTCATTGTGTTTTCTCCTTGTTTTGAAATAAATAGTCTAAGTAATTAATCTTGTTACTTAAGCATTGTCTAATTTGTTCTTCCGTCATCTCCCCGGGATCCTTGACGCCTGACGGATAAGGCACGATCCAAAGATCCTTTCGCGGGTTCCCCTCTATTATAGCACGCCGGGCGGAGTGGCCCGCGTCGTCGTTGTCAAAAAACAACACGATGCTATCGAAATAACGATTGAGCATTAAATGATGTTCTTGCGGTATTGAGGCCCCAAGCGTTGCTACAACATTTGGAAAGCCAGCTTGATGTACACGAATCGCATCTAAGCTTCCCTCAGTCAAGATGACTTCTCTATGGGCCTTGGCATTCTGCAGATTGAAGAGCGTAGAACGTCTTGGAAAATTATCAGAGTATAGATACTTCGGGAACTGATCTGATGACGTAGCCCTTCCAATAAACCCGACCAGATTAAAGAATTCATCGCGAGCAGGAATTACAATACGATTCTGTCGCTCCGAATACCCGATCTGAAACTGCTCTAAGACAGCTGCATGGTAGCCTCGATCTAACAGGTACGAAAGCTTCCCTAGATCGGTCGGATTTCTATAATCGACAGTAATACGATCAAAGGCCGTATTCCAATCTTGCTTTGGAGCCTCTTTTGGTTGCTCATCAGATAATAGTGAGATGAGATCGTCGTCTGAGTAGTGGGGCTGGTGATTCCAAGCAATCTCCTTACCGGCTAATTCCCGAGCAAGGGTGGCAAAAGAACCTTTGCGCCCACATGATGGATTAAAGCAATGCCATAGGCCAGTCTTTTTGTTTACATAAAAAGCCGGGCTAGACGTATTGCTATGAAATGGACAATAGCACGCATATTCAGAAGGAGTCTCGCTAACAACCGTGAGATACTCCTGAACAAACTGCTCAATCGTTTTGTTGTTCTGTAAACCAGAAATGGAGTGCAAATTCGAATGTACCTCTGTCTGTCATATTCCAATAAAGCTTAGTACGCTCAATTGGTCCAATAGTATCAGCAATATACTCTTCAATTGTAGGCCGCTGCCTCAAGATAGTCTCTTGATCCTTGGCTTCGCCGTCTACAATGTGATCAGGAGCGGTGTCTTCATTAGACATCGAATAATTCTTCTCTCTTGCCGCTGTCAAGATCCCACTGAAGATAAAAAGCAAAAGGATGACCTCTACGAACCTTGCGGCTAACCACCTCAAATAAATTCGATTCTTCATTCCTATGCACCGCCATCACCAAGTCGGCGTCATAAGCAAGCTGCTTACTCCACGCAACTTCAGCTAAGGCAGGAGCCCTTTCTCCATGATTTCCATCCATAGTCACCGCAGCAATATCGATAACAGGGATGTTGTGTCGAACGGCAATTCTCTTGAAGTCTTTCGACAAATTCTTAGCTCGTTCGGTTTCCGTTCCGCCCTTTTTGGCGTCATCAAACAGACCATGATAGTCAAGGATTAAAAGATCGGGCTGATACTGCTCAACCTTAGCCTCAACCACATTCTGATTAGCCGCCTCAATGCCGTCTGAAGTGACCAAGTGAATGGGGGGTCGATTCTGGAAAGTCCTCTTGGCCCAATCCTCATAAGCCTCAGGATTTACGCCACGACCGAACATCAGATCAGAATTTCTGAATGTCTCACCCTGATTCAGGATGGTATCTAAGCGATAACCCTCTTGTTCCTTATTCATCTCAAGCGAGATAATAAGCGGGCTATAACCGGCCATCCAAGCATTCGCAGCAAATAGACGAGAGAACCAAGACTTGCCGCTACCGGTCCAGCCAAGAATGACAATGAAGTCACCCTTTTGCCAGCCACCGAAGTGCTTATCAATAACGTCAAACCCGCTGGGGATACCCATGATATTCTTCTCAGGATCTTCGTAGCGAACCTTGAAGTCCTCTACTCGCTCCAAGTAATCACCCGTAAGGTTGGTATCCTTGAGTGCCCCCGTGTTTTTCATCAACCTCAGGCTGTTCATCGCCACAAAGTTCAAGGCAGCATTCGGGCCGCTATCACGCAGAATTTGAATGGTGTCGTGCAAAGTAGTGCGAACATTCTCAGATAGTGCGTGCTTACGAGCCTCATCGATATAAAACTGCAGCGGGGCTGCGCTAGTATCGATAAACTCAAACTCACGAAATTCATTCTTTACAATAGACTTAGTAGGAAGTTTGCTGTACTTGGAGTAATACCCATGCACAAACTCCCAAATATCTTTATGGTCAATAAAAGACTCATCGACATTCTGCTCTACAGCAGGGACGATGCTCTCAGCATCGATCAGACTGTTGAGCAAGCTCATTTCGTAATTAATTGTTATCACCCTTCATACGCTCCTGCGTCTGACGCACGAGCCGCTTGAATTCTTCACGATCTTGGTTCTCAATCTTGATTTCTTCCACAATGGTTCCAATCTTGACTACGAAGTCAAGCAGGAAGATGACCGGCTGCCTCTCGTTGCGGATAAACCTTTCCACACACTGCTGAGCTACTTCAGCACCGCCGTTGGCAGCAAAGAACTTAACTAAACGTTCGGCGTTGACTTCATCCTTTTCAGTCTGAAAAAAGATTTTGCCGTTTGCCTCAGCGGTATTTGTTAAGCAGGTGATTAGGGCTTCGCCAGTTAGATTCATCAATCGTTTCTACCTTTCTCCATGTACCAACAAGTCTTTCATAATACGAAAGCCCACCGGCCACACAGGTCACATCAAAATACTGATCCATACATGGAAACTTGACTTGACAATCAGCGCAAATTTTTTTAGCTGCCTGAATGTGCTTTGGATCGTAGGAGATAAAGACCTTATGATCTTCATCTACACACTTGGCTTTAGACATCCAAGCGACGTTACTTAGCAGACCCACCGGACAGTTCACCATCCAGCTCGGAGAGCCGGTTCTCTACTTCTGTTTCTACCTTCGACCAAGCCTGCTTCCACTCTTCATCTGAAAGAACATCTTCAGAATCGAGGGTCAGCCCAGCATCAATTCTAAGCGACTGATAGTTCCCAAGATTTCTGGTAAGGCCTACCGTAACGCTAATCGTACCTTTTCTACTCATTATTACCTCCGTTGGTTATTATATCGCAATGCCGACGACCAACTATACACGCCGCAGGTCGGGAGCGCAAGCGGATCGTCGGCATTACGTTCCGACATTTTTAATTTTTTGAAAACGAGCATTTATATGACGCAATGCTTCTGTCTGATTGACGGGACTAAATCTAGTCTGCCTTCCAGCTTTGTTTCTCATGGAGAAAATTTCAATGACATCATAAACATCCCGCAGCGTATAAATCCTGACTGCGGCTGAACCTTCTGGGTTCAGCTTTACCTTTGTCGCCACAGGAATTAGGCCAGCTTTCTCATACTTACGAATAGTATCTGTTTTTTTGTCAATAATTTTTGCTAAATCACCAATTCTAAATACTGGCGATAAAAAGTATTGCGCTGTATCATATTCGATCGTTTCATTGCTATACGTAGAGTAATTATATACATTTACTATGTTAGACTTTTTCAAAGTTGAGGTGATACGAATTACTTCACCACGCTCATTTAAGAAAAGCCTATTTTTTAGCAGTTTTACTTGATTCTTTTTCTCTAAGAACACGAACAATCTCGCTTAGTAAATGCTTGTACTCTTTGTATGTGCAACGATAATTTCTGGCGCAAAGCGTACAGGTTAATTCAACCTTTTTTACCTTCTTGTCGCCACCGGGGGAGTCGGATTCCCAATAGATTTCATCCTCAAGAACCCGACCCCCACAGCGCCGACACCAAAAGCCACCAAAGTGTAGCACCGATAACACCTAGCCTAATACTTTAGTCTCAGAAAGACGAGTATTAGCATCCGTGCCACCAAACCACATGGAATACAGAGCCTGCGAAGAGGCCCAGATGACTGCAAACTTCGACGCAACATCCGAGAAACTACGGATTTCACCATTCAGGGCAGCGCCAATGAGAGCGATTACCAGACAGAATGCCATCGAAAATACAATCTTGACATTGCTCGGCCACTTTTGAGCCTTAAGAAAAGAAATTAAGGGCGTGGCTGCAATACCAGTAATAATTGATAAAAAGATATCTCCTGAATTCATATTTCCTCCTTATTTATATTACCTATCACGACGTTACCAGCCCTCAGCAGATCGGTCTACGCAGTAGATACCTGCCTCAAGTGTAACGCCATGTTCCCGGGTAATTACTGCAAAAGCCTGAGTAGGCTCCTCATATGCAAAATTATTCAAGAATGCATACTCGTCTATCCCTTTCATAGAGCCATTAACAGTAACCTTGCCGGTGCGAGTGTAGGCATGAAAATGCCCTACCCACATATGATCGTGTTCATCTCCCATAGATGCATTACGCTTGCGCTTGCGTGCGTCAAAGATAGCGGCAGGATTCACTAATCCTGCCAAACCTCCACCGCCCTTCATTTGATCACCATGTGTGACCAACATTCTACGCCCATAAATTTCGATATAGGCATCAGCGCACAGTGGGATATTCCACGAAAATCTTCTATCCGTCTTAAGATGACGCTGCAGCATCAAAGCTAGCAGGTGATCCCACGAATCTTCGGTTCGCCCTTTCATTCTAGGCTTAGGCGACAGCCTACCATGATTACCCACTACGGAGACAACGTGGGTAGGGCCATAGGCATCAGCGATTGTTTCTAGGAACTTAGCAAGGTGGTCTACCCAGAAGTCTACAGTGGGAATCATTGATGATTCCTCGTTGAAGATAGTGTCATCATGTAGACTACCGGCCACCATGTCTCCACCAAGGATAACAATAGCACCTTCATACTCAAAACCACTCATAAGATTCTTACCCATATTGACAGCACCATCAGCAGTTTTCTGGAGGCGCTTCAGGGCGATCTCACGATTAAAAGCATTCATTCCGGCTACTTCAGATGGCTTCACTATCTCATCGAGGTGAAGGTCAGAAAGCATAATTAAAGCTGTGGCAGCGCCCTTTCGACGCGCTCTTGACTTAGACCAAGGAACACTTTCCACCGAAATCTTGCTAGCCTTCAATAGAATTTCATTGGCGGCCTTGTATTCCGCAGCTTCCAACTCTGCTGCCTTATGGGCCTGTCTTGCGAGGCTGCGTTCATTTCTAGCCGTAATTAATTCTCGCTCTAACCGGACAACTCTTTTCTGTAAGTCCGCTGATTCTGTATCAGTCATTGATACTTCCTGAGTTTTTGATGGGCAAATTCCAAACTTTACTCTAGCATCAGCAATTGTTCTTCTAGCGACAGAGAAGCCGCGATCCTTAAAGTATGCCACTACATCTAAGTCTGTGCTAATTTCAGGTAAATCGTAAATACCTTTAAGCGTTTGCTCATCAAGCCAAGGCTTATTGTCCATAAATAATTATATCATCCTTGTTCTTTTTTTAAGAACTTACCAGATGCGTCCCGCTGACGGGGACCCTCCATTCTGCGTTTTTCTCGGATTTTATTCCGGAGTGCCGTTCGGCGCTCCAATGATACCACCTTACCCTCCGCATGTAAAGCAGCATGTTCCTCACGAGTTGTTAAAAATAAATTTTCTACTCTATTGTCTACTTTGACTTCGTTGACATGATGAACTGACTCCCAAGGAGCGAGGATTCTACCGTAGTAAGCTTCCATGACTAGTCGATGTTCATAGACATATCCATGATTGGTATAAGGATGATCTGTCCTTAGCACTCTAACGTAGCCTTTGTCATCAATATACTTTCCGCCGGTAAAATTTGGATTATCTGGACCTGAGGGTACGTTCCTACCCCAAGAGATATCCTTGCGTCGTGATATTAATCCACCCATTATACCTCATAACCGGATGCCAATATATCAGGAGTCTTGTCGTAGTTCAATTCTTTTTCGATATTTACAGAATATCTCGAATCTGGCAGTCCGCCTGTACCGATAAACTGAATCATGAGAAAAGTTTTACGAGCGGCATTGCTACTGTTCGTTGATAAGTTTGTTATTACTTTATTAGGAACGACCGCATCTGACGATGGAGATGACGTTAGAGGAGGGGGTGGGGAGACTGGGGCATTACCAGAGTTGTAAGTTCGTGGAGATCCAAAGCCCATGCGTGTATCAGACGGTTGAATATCATTAACAATGATTCTACCGTACTGACGAAGATCTGCAGTCATGGCATCATAATTATTATTAGCTACATATGTATAGACATGCCATTCAACAATATCTCCTTTATTGAGCCAAATGTAGCCATCTGCGGCGCTAGGAACGGAGATACCTGATCTAACAAAACAAGTCCTAGCAACAATTTTACCAATATTGCCAGCATCTGCCCCCTCTTGAACGTTAAATAAACTAGCCCCGGTAGTCTGATCGTAGGTAGTATTGGCACTAGCTCTTCTGGAGTGACGACAAGTGACTACAAAATGATACCCGTCTAAGATCAGGAATCCTGTTGTTGTGTTCGCGGGATTACTATTGGTAGTTTCCTGACGTGCGGCTGGGCAGGAAAAATGAGCTTTATACCATCCCGTATAAGGAATACGAAAAGCATCTAACGACAATGCTGGAATTCTTGTTGGCACGTTCCCCGGCATAGTTTCAAATCTACGACTCATAACGGCCAAAGCAATTGTCGGGCCAGCTGCAGCATTTAAACTTAGATAATTTTCTTTATCGTTTTCAACCATCTGATTGAACGCTGAAGATGATAATGGAGTGCTTGGGGTCCATTGAACTGATTTATACATTATGGTCTCTCCGGAAGAGTGGAATTATAAGGATGATTTTCAAAAGCCTCAAACAATGGCGACACAGAGTTATCATTCTGGACTCCGGGCTCAACACCAGCGGGTTTCTCGGTTGGACCACAGTCTTCAACGGCAACGTAGCCTTTAAATTGTTTAATAGTTTCAGTCTTTTTAGCAGTCCCTGTGTTGTCAATATACTGAGTTGGCAGACCGTAAATTGGCTGACCGCCGGAGCAGTCCATGACCTCAGGAGGAATGATACCTCCATAAGCCTTCATGGGACGATATTGCAATTTTAAAACCGCAGCACCACTTGTTTTAGCTGCCATTACCCTCACAGCGTGACACGAGCTTGGAACTGTCCCTGCAGCAGAAGCTTGTCCCCAGTCCCAAATATTCACACTGGCATTATAGGTTTTATCCCTCAATGCAACATAGTTTTCTGGGGCTGGGGTAATTCCGCCCATGTTATAGTCTGGATCTACAACGTTAGTCCAATAAAGTAAGTCATGTCTGTGAGTCATATCACGCAATCTAATTTCTATACGGCCAGAATCTCCGCCTGTTGATTGGTTTAAGTTATTAGCTGCCCATACATAATCTAAATGTACTATAAACTTATAGTATCTATTAGATTCAAAATTAGTAATTAACCTAGACGTTTTAGGGTCAATAAATGTAGCATTTAACCAATCAACAGAATCATATTTTTGATATGAGCCAAAAGTAGAAGAATAATTAGGAAGATTATTAGCCACATTATCTAATAACCCAAGTGTAACAATCCCTTTTGGAGATTTTTCAATGTTGTTCTTAATAAGATCATCATTATCACTCATCTGTTGCAGTAACTTATAATCTGCTTTTGTAAAAGTTGCTATATTAGGCTGTTGGATCTGCATTTATAGCCTCCTGAATAACTACCTCGTCTTCTTTATATAGAATAATAGCATTGGAACTACCACAATCAGTAACTATCAATTGTGCTGTTGGTACGGACCCAGCAAATGGTGCATCAAGAGTAGAGAAGGCACCCCACATTTGATTTGGTGTGTAGTAAGAATCACCGGTGGATACTGTTGCACCGTTCTCTACAGTCGTATATTTTTGAGGTTGGCCCGGAAATAAAACAAAATCAGAAATATTATATCTACCAGTCATGTCATCATTGTCAAGCAATTGATCTCCACCAAAATTAATATGATAAAGAAATTTATTTTGATCTGGTTCAAAAGTAACACTAGGTTCAGCGTTGTAGGTATTTCGCATCTGATCCCAGATCTCTAATCGCAAGCCAGAATCAGATTTCCACATTACCTCATAAGTATGACTACCTGAACCGGGGTTGATGTCAAAACAATCAAAATAAAAAGAACTCGTAGCTAAGCTATACGAAGTAAGATTGGATGTGCCAGCCGGATCGCCGGGATCTCCGCGCGACGCCCATGTATCAACCAGAGACTCAGCAGAGATATCGATACCGTCTCGAACGAATTTGAAGCCTTGAATTGGCCATTGCGAGTTTGCTGCTGTTGTCGCGCTAGCAGCTGCATTACCATGAGCTAAGAGTGGAATATAAAGCTCTACATGAATGATTCTATTAGATTCAGTATTAACTGATACTGATAATCCGTTAGGGTTGATATTCCAGTTATCTACAACTCTAGTCCATTCTTTAATTTCATCAATATTATTTTGAGCATTAGCCCATAAAGATAATCCCGGAAATGCCTTATATCCAGTTGACTTAACATTTGCCGCATACATTGTTAATTCACTATAACCAATGATGCCCTTGGGTCTTGCTTCTAACTCGTCAGCTACAGTTTGATCATTTTGAATCATAAACTGCAGTTTCTCTAATGAAACTGGCTCTGAATTCCACTGAACAGGAAAGTAATCTTGCATTAGGATACCTTCCTAAGTGTCATCTTTTGCTCAATACCACCGTTATACGACATATTTATTGACATAATCCAATACTCACCATTTAAAATAGATAATCTATCAAATGTATTGATTTTTATTCTATCACCAAGCTGCAGATGAGGCAAGCCAATGGTGCTCACTTCTAAAATTGGCACCGGCAGAGCATATTTTTGCAACAAATATTGAGCTAAATCTTTAGCATATTGAGCATCTTGAATGAGCGGATTGTCGATCTCTAGCACTTTTTCACCGTATCGACGGATATTATCCTTATAGTTTTCTGAAATTTCTACAATATTTTGTTTATTTTTCTGCTGATTAGACATAACAATACCGGCAACACGGAAATAGTTGTCAAGTTTAGTCACAGGATTGTTGCCTTCGAGAACAACATATTTATTGGACGGAACGACACTATCTGAAGGGTAAAGTCTAATGTATCCGTTCAGGCCATTGAATCTCCAGTTTGAAGCTACAACAGTATCGTCAAAAATAATACCGGTAATAAATGGATAACTAACAAAGTATACTGGTGAGGACCCCCATTCTAAACTAAATTCTCGGGCTTCACCGACTTTGGCGCCAGCTACGTGACTTTGAGCAATGCTACCCCAATATCCACGTTCTAGGTCATATAAAGTATTTCCAGTACTTTTCTTATATCTAATGAATTCGTTATCTATCTTTACAATTCCGCTATCAGGCCAGAGCGGTTCATATATACCTGCTGGATTTAAAGTAAGCGATAGTGAGATAGAATCAGTAGATGTAGCACTTAAATTAGAGGCCAACGTACATATAGCTAATGACGTATTGCCTTCTGCCGCCCAAATACCTGTTTTTGCAATCGTTGTAGAAAGTGGTGGATAAACTTTTACTATGACTTTGTTAACTTGCAATTCTACCGTTTGAGAACCAGAAACTATAGCGGCAGTTGAATCTGTAGCGCCGCCATACTGCCCATATGAGGAAGTACCCGCTACTGGATAAAGACCTGGGTATGTCCTGAGTCCTCCGGTAATACCATATGTCACGCTTGACCCAATAGAAATTAAATTACCATCATTAATTTCATACTGGACATCGGAGTGTTGCGAGTCTATAACGTCGTCATATGATCTACCATGCTCGTACACAAAATTGTCATTTTCATCAAAATAGAACATTCCAATATCTGCAGTTGCAATCTTTAACATCTCGGCCCAGTAAGAATCCCCAGCGGCACCAATACTGCTGTATACATACTGGTAAAGGCTGATGCCACGTTTGTAGTGATTTAAAACTGTAGATAAATTTAGTTCATAGTTATAGATAGCTATATTAGAAATAGATCCTATTAAAGCATTAGATGTGGTTAAACCATGTCCGCCAATAATAGTTTTAACATAATTCTCTACAAGCGCAGCAATAGCTGTTGCCCATGTGTACTGAGCATACGCTGCTCCATTAACATAGATGGTTAATATATAATTGCTTCCCAAAACTTTTACTGTCGTTGCAACATGATACCAAGTATTTGATGTCAGCGTAGATCGTAAACCAGTAGGTATAATGCTATATGGAGGATTATTATCAAAACGATAAATTTCAAATTTTAAGACGCCATCTGAATCTAGAAATATTCTCCACGTACCGCCTGTCACTGTTGATCCAAAGTTTTCTCTTGAAAAGAGATATTGTTTATGCGATACGTTACTGGACTTAAACCAAAACTCTACAGTGAACGAATTAAGGATGTCGGCCCGCATCGGACAGTCATCCATGTGATTAATATAACCCAAATTTTTGACAGTTGATGTTGTATTATTTAAAGTAATAGATTTTTCTATTTCTGAAGAAATGGGGCTGCCAGTATTGTAAGTAATATAATTAGAAACATCTTTTTCATCGTAATTTGGCGATGCCCCCAGACGTAAAGATGCATAGTGATTACCTGCATGATCTTTGAGTGCCATTGCCCCTGTTGAATACCACATGGCTTGACTTAGAGGTGAATTGCTAGTATTGGAAGTATAAGCAAATAAATAATTACCTTCTTTTGTTACATTCGGAACAATATTTTCTTTTCTTCTTCCAGATGCAGTATATGCATAGCCATCTTGACTTAAATCTTCGTAGGCATAAAATTTACCTTGATTTAAAGGCCAATGGCATAATAATCTACCCGTATTTTCATAAGAAACATTTTGATCATCGTAACCAGCTTTAATGTAATGTTTATATATAGACTCAATTGATAAAGCTCTTTTGTAAATAGCTACATGTGCTAAAACAGAGTTTAAGTTAGCTGGAGTAGATGGGGTATTCCCGATACGAAGTGTGGCATCTAAGTTAGATAAGGCATAAGCGCCCGTAGCAAGGAAAGTTTGATTAGAAGCTTGACCGTTAACAAAGATTTGAAGTCTGGCTCCGGATGCCACGATCACGATGTGCGACCATTGTGATAATGAAATGGCATTATTGCTAGTTAAAGTGGTTATTACCGCTGCGCTAGTATTTAGAACATCAAACTGTATTTTTAAATCTGTAGTTAAATATGCTGCCCATTCTTGATTCAGTCCCGTAGATTCGAACTTAGAGACAATGCAACGCCGAGCTAAAGGGGCAGCCAGTGGTTTAATCCAAAACTCCAAACTGAAATTAGCTTCAGTGCTTAACGAGCTTGAAAAAAGACTAAAATCATATTGCGATGCTACTGGGTTAGTTGCATTGAGAGTACTTGACGTTCCTTCAAAGGGGGTGATCGTAGTATTAGAGACATTAATAACTCCAGTAGAGTTGAAGTGCAAAGCCCTACTACTGTCTTCATTCTTAATGGGACCTTCGTAAGATGTAATGCCGGTCCCCGCCTGCGTTCCATTGCGGTCAAAGCCGGAAATGTCTCGAATAAAAGTGCCATTATGTAAGCTAGAATTTCTGATATCTAATGGCCAATAACCACAAGGATTGTCCGATAAAATCAAATTTTTATAGACATAGTTACTATAAGCATTAATTTTTTGTTGATTAAATGGTTTATTCATACCATCTATAATTTGAGCTTGCGTTCGCGTCGTGGCCCAAATTTTAATTTCTCGTAAATGACCAATAAAAATAGAAGATGTTTTATTTAATGTATGTGGCCCCGTTGCGACATTAGATGCAATACCACCAGCATTAAAGCCAGCTCCAATGAGCATCTGCCCAGAAGGCCTAAACGGCTGAAAGGTGAAGCCAGCTAACTGCGCTGCGACACCTGTGCTGCCATCAATATAATATTGAACTCCAACTCCGCTACCGGCACTGCTAAGAGCGGGATCGACTACAATAGCAATATGATGCCAGATATTATCATCAATAGCACTATCCGAGAAAAAGCCGGTGCTTGCATCGGATGGCTCAGCCTGTCCGGGTGCGAAGTTTTGAATCTTAGTTACAAGTCTTCCGTCGCTACCAATGCTAACTCTAAATTCATTTGCAAATCTTTTAGTAGCATAGTTTAAAATTGTCTTGTTGCGAGCATCTGATCCGCATTTAATCCAGAACTCTACAGTACACTCAGATGCAGGAAAGTCGTAGAATGTTCTGGGGAGCACTTTCTTCGACGCAACAGTGGTATTCTTCTGCGTACCCGAAACGGACCCGTCCCCAGCACCACCTGCCCAGAGATCACCAAATGGGTGGCTATACAGGTAAGTAGAGCCGTTAAAATATAGGCTTTTTTGCTGCATCGACGTTTCATTTAGGCGCCAAAAAACGGCTGGTTTGTCTGCGAGTACTGTACTGACATAGTTTTTGTCTATATCTAACTTAGATAAGGGGACACCAGAGCGTAGAGCTAAATCGCTGATAGCCTCGCTTGCAGTTATATCTGAAGCTAAATAGCCATCAACCACAGTAGCATCTTGCATTTTAGCACTAAAGTCACGACAGGAGACTGATACAGTCATGTTATCACTGTCTATAGACCAATTATCGGAATAAAAATATCCTTGATCTAATAATTCAATGCCGGATGATGTGTGGTAATTATATCCGATCTTAAATTTTATTCCTGGCGTAATGGTTCCGTAGTATGAACTACCGGTGTTATCTGGGTTTAACTCAAGATCAGTATTATCCAGTACTATATTGCATGTATTTGCACCGGTTGCGCCCAATGGCACAGAAGAATCAAAATTTTCTCTGTTCTTAGAGATTTCTAGACTAACTACTCTTGCGGAAATATCTTCTATCCACCTAGGAGCGAACTCCTGAACTCTAGCTACGTCATAAGGATATAGTGTGGAGTTAATTGTTAACTCTATAGCATCGATATGTTTAGTTTGTCCGATACTATATATATAGCTAGAGTTACTTAAGTTAAAGTTTACTGATGTCCAAGTCCCAGTATCAGCGTCTCGGAATCTAAAGCTTCCTGCCTTAATACGACCATATTTAGTCGAGGAATATAAATCTATATAGTTAGCATAGATAGGATCAAATGATAAGTATATTTTTTGAGGCACGGTAAAATTACCTGATGCGTCAGATTTAACTTTAGACCACCAACCATACTCATAATCGGTAAAAGCTAAAGTCTCTTCTCGCTCGGAAACATAATAATTTCCATTGGCTGTTATTACATCTCCATTTTCATCTAAGGCATCGAGAACAGCCCAAGTAATAGTATGTTCATCTTGACCGTTTATTACTTGAAGAGGGTCATAAAACTTATTAACACCTTTAAAGTTATTTGCACTTACCACTGATTGATAAGCTGTAGACCATGCGGTCAAATCAGCGTTTACATTAGATATTGATAATTCTGAAATGTAACATTTACTTAAACCTTCATTTGACTGCCTACCTCCAATAAAGAGTTTCCATTGACTATTAGTATTCATCGTTGGAGTCGCAGTAACACTAGTGGCGACAGTAGACGTATTACCGTTGATCATTATAACGGCATTATTTAATGAGTTTACAGAAAAAACAAAATGCACCCATTGATTACGTGGAATATTATTAAAAGTAACAGGCTGAACTACTGTTCCATTGTAGATAGAACCGCTAAGATCGACGGCCCCATTGGTTTGCCTTCTGAGGGTGACGTACCAGCTTCCATTTGATGTTGTCGCAGTGGTATGAAACTCCCCGCTGGGGGTTCCGAGTGCAGCTATCATTTCGATGCTCTCGGTGCTCACTACCTTATCTTCAACATAGATCCATCCAGCCACCGTAACCTTAGCTGTACCATCGAAGACCGGAGTTCCAGTCGCTGAATTATCTGAAGTTAAATATTGATAATTGATAATTGATGTACCATTATTAAAATAATAACTAGCTGAGTCTTTGCGTCCGATGAATGGCGTCCCCAAAGCACCATTGATTTGAGGGCGGAAGTCAATACCCGCAAAAGCAGTCGGCGTACCACTAGGATTGTAGATAAATGGATTTCTGCCTTTACCGGAGTAATCTTTAACGTGAGCATGATTATAACCGGGGGACCTCAAGGCTGTGCCGATATTTAATGACCCGGTTCTCCAGCGTTGTTTAATATCTTCTAAATTGAGAGCATTGTTGTAAATAGCAATTTCATCAATATTGCCAATAAATTTAGTATTAATGCTAGTGTCTATCCCGGGAACTGCCGTCCAATCAAAATAACGTGCGCCAACATATAAAGAACCGGATGTAGTATCCATAAGAGTGCCATTTAAGACATTGTTTGATCCGACTAATTGATTATTAACGTATAAAGATAAAGTCTTGCCATCAAATACAGCTACAATATGATACCACTGATTCACTACTAAGCTATTGGGTGATTTAACATCCACATATACATTTGATCTATTTTCTAATGGTTTCCAATATCCTGTATTGCTATTATATATAATAAACTTAGGATTGCCAGAATCTAAGTTTAATGTCCATTCTGGAATGCTTGATGACAATTGAATTTCGCCAGTTTCCACCGAGCGTAAATAGCCTTTAGAATCTTTATATATAATAAAATTGCCATCTACCATATTAATAGTAGTTGGTTTAATCCAGCACTCAACAGAAAAAGAAGGATTGTCAATAATCGACCATCTATTTTGAGTATCTTTCTGTGAGGAAACAGCATATCCAGCATTGCCCGGCATATATAAGCTAGTAGATAAATTGCCAGCATTGTCTTGCACTACACCTGTCTGGCCGAACGTGAAGTCTGTACCCGAAACTCCCTTAACGTAGAGATTATTATATCCAGATTCATCTTGCACAGAATAAATATTTGATGATACTGCTAATGTATTAGCAGCATTATTCATTCTCCAGTGTGTAACCGGTTTTGGTCCGGTATACATACCATCAATGACATCAAATGATTCATTAAACCGTGTATAAAAAACTGGATTTTGTTGAGTAATAAATGTCACATAATCGTCTGACGATGAGTAAGCTTTTACATTAGTCAATGAGCGACCATTGACCCACTCCGCTTCTACAGAGGGCTCAACTACTTGAGCACTATTTTTTAAGGTTGTATCCAATGAAGCCGTAATATTCTGCATTATTGCTCCTTAAGATCCAGCTTAACTTCATACCAAATATTATTGCTAATATAATCTCTACGAATAATATCTTCACTATAACTCTCTACCCAAACTGTGTAGGATGTAGTCTGACCTACTGGGCTACCGGAAGCGGTACGTTGCAGGCTTAAAGTTAAAGGGCCGCCAATATAGTCGGTTAATTCTTTGATTTTATCGCGTGCATACTTTCCATCATACGTCTTCAAGTGAGAGCTAGGCAAGAAAGTCCATGATAAGCTAAAGCTATACTTAACAGCCATAAAATATTTTTTTACTATTCCGTTGGATAGCGTTACAGGAACCGACCTTTCATCCCGAGCCATCGAGAATGTCCTTCCCTGATCGGTCAGGGGGAACGCCGTTCCTCCAAATTCTCCTAATGTTACAAAATTGTTAAGAGCCATTAAATTCTACCGGTCCTGTATGCATTGTCTTGATAGGAAGTAACTTTCCTATTCATTGTACCATAAGAACGTTGTTTGTTGGGGGCAACTTTGACACCATATTCTGCCATCATTGATTCGAACCACTGAGGTTGACCGATGAAGTTGTCTACATAGATCGTGACACCGCCGGATTCTTCGCCACCCATGTAAGGGGCACATTCCTTCAAGGCTGACACCATTGCCGTCTTCATGCTGCCTTCGAATCTACCCATAGAAGCAGCAGCAGGCTGGAAGCTATTGGCAAAGTTCTTGAGGCCATTGGGGAGGGGGATGACAGCTTCGTCGTATCGACCTTCACCGATGTTGGCCATGATGCCACCCGGACGACTCTTTACGATACCGCCAGTAGCAAGACCGGGAATCGGGCTGCCCAAGTAGCTCTCCAGCATGGAGACATTTGGACCATTATTTGGTCTACCGATTCCAAGATCTAAGAACTTCACATAAGCTCTAACACCGGCGGTAAGAGATTTAAAGATTTTGTCAATATCAATTAAAAATCGGGGAGTCTTAAAGCGAATCTCTGTTCCAAAAATTTCATTGAGTCGTTGCTCAATGCCCGATCTAATTCCGCCAGTCGTGACATCGAAATCGATATAGATTTTTCCTTTGCGTTGTACGTTGAGTAAAGGTCGCAATAGTGTCTCAAAAGACTCTTTAAGAACAGCAACAACTTTTTCATTTAATATACCGGCAGCAATACCTAAGGTAATAGGCTGACCTACTTCACGACCGAAGCGACGAGACGGAGATGCAATTTCATTATCTTTTTTGACAGCAGTATTGGCTTTATCTACGCTGGCTTTTAAGTTATCACCCATCTGCTTAGTAGCTTTAGTGTCTTTTGCCCCCTCAGCGATACCTGCAGCTAAATCAGATCCTGTCTTTTTTGCCTTTTGCTTCATTTTTTCATCGTAGATTCTGGTGGGATTGAAAAGATTTTTTATGTCATCTACAAAGTTACCTAAAAATCCTTTATCTGTTTTTCCAGGACCAAGCTTCGATTTATCTACAGGATTTAATCTAAAGAATTCTCTATCTTGCGCTTGAATAAGATCTACTTTACTTTGCGCTATTTCTTCTTTAGCTTTCTCTATAGCATTACGATACAAACCTTTAACAGGTTTTTTGCCTTGAGCACGCATGTCTTCTTCATATTTTCTTTTTTGAGCACGCACTTTTTCTAGATTTGCTCTAGCAGTTTCAATGGCATCTTTTTTTGCTCCAATTGATTTACGACCCATTCTTCTTTCGGCTGGCGTAACCGTATCTGGTGTTTCCTCAATAAAATTATAAATACTAGCTTCTTTCATTCTGTTAAAGAATTCTTCAGTGGTTCCGCCTTGCCTCATAAAAGCATCATAATTTTGTCTTAATTTCAGATCACCCTTAGTGACCGGCATCGTGATGCGACGATTAGTTCTATCAATAAATGCCTGACGTTTCTTAGCCGCCTCCTGCAGTCTTGCATTGTCGCGATCCTTAACTGACTGATACATCATGTCTTTAGCGGCCATAGGGGTTCCAGCAGGAGTTAATGGCGCCGGAGTAGCGTTAAGAACTAATCTTTGATAGTGAGCAAAAGTTCCTTGATCAGATAGGTATCGCTTTTCTTCCGGGGTGAAATTGGCCCACTTAGATGCCATATCTGAAGCTTTCCCAGAAAGCATATCGGCTAGCTTGTAGCGAACAGAGTCTTTTACTTTTGGCTTAGAGGGACCGACAGCAGCCCCGTCTGGTGTCCTTCCTCCGCCTTCTGGGTATGCACCGCCTCCGTCTTCTTCTCCAGCATCGACGCCTGCGATGGCTCCAGAGACGGCACCAGCGGCGTCTTGAGCGGCCTTAATAAGGTTTTGCAGAGGGACGCCCGACATTCTAGAGATCCAGCCTAAGACAGCAGTATCAACCCACTCACCATTCCAAAAACCTGAAGCCAAAATTTCCATCTTGGCATTATCCGAAGCTGTCTTGAATACCTGCATCCCATCCATAAAGCTGCCGGTAATCATGGGCATACCATATGCTGCGATTGTATTGTTAATTTGATCCATCATGGCACGCCACTCGGCATCTGTTCTTGGTGTATATTGAGTAATTAAGTCAATTTGCTTCTTCAGGTTTTCTTCCTGCACCTTCCGCAATTCTTCTGCGGCAGACTTGGCCTCCTGAATTTGCTGTCGTTGAATATCTCGTTGCTTCTTGAGCAGATCACGGGCTCTCGCGCTATCCAGATCTGCAATCGCCTTATTGTTTGCAGTGTTAGTTTGACTAAACTCCAGATCTAACATTCGGGCGTCATCAATACGCCCTTCATATACAGCAAGAGCACGATTACGAACATAGTTCTGCTGATCCAGCGAACGCTTGTTCAGGGCGTCGCGACGGCTCTGCAGGTATTCCTGAGTTGCCAGAAGCTCTTCTTCTTTCTTCTCTAGGTCATCAATAGCCTTAATTTGATCGTCGTAAACCTTGAGTCTATCTTCCCAAATTTTATTAAAAGATTTATCTAGTGTATTTTTTAATTCATTAATAGTTTCCTCAAGTTTAGATTTTAATGTACTCAAGAAATTATCCCATATGCTAGCCATTTTATCTGCTGTACCTTGGGTGGCATCGGTATTTTGATCTTCATCACTTGGGATATCTGCTTCATCACCTTTAGTTACTTGACTAGTTCTTCTGCGCGATCTGGCATCGTAGTCATTTTCACCAAAAAATGTTGGTTTAATTTCTACTTCTGCTTGAATCCCACCAATTTTAGTATCAATCCAGTTCTTTAAGCTTTTTTCTAGATTAAAACTTTGAGCGAAGTTTTGAATTCTTTTTTGAATACCCTTAGCTCCAAAAATACCGGCAATACCACTTGCTAATTTAGCTATACTTCTAAACATCATTGAAATGACAGCTAAAAATGGCCGCATTGCACTAATGACAAATTTAAAAAAGGAAGCAAAAGCAAGTCGCAGATATTGCACAGCATTACTAGCATCTCCAGTAAATAGAGCAGCTACTGCTTTAATAATATTGATAATCACACCCATCTGGCCAGTAACCAGATCTGCAATCCACCTAAAGACTGGTGCCAAGGCAGTTATAGCTTTAGCTATCACAATCACTAATTTAGAGAAAATAGTAATAATGCCACCAATTACGACACCAATTGACTCCCATATACTCTTGTTATCAGCAGCCGCTTTATTACTCTCTGAGGAGAGGCTGCCGAAGGCGTCCGTAAAGATTTTGCCCACACCTTTAAACGCATTTAGTAATTGCTCCCAAGCTTTTTTGATCGCATCAATACCGGGCTTCAAACCCTTGTAGACCTCATCCCAATTTTTGATAATCCCAAAAATGGCGACGCCAACTGCTATTATCAATGGAAGGAAAACTGTAAATTGACCAAATATAGTACCCATGCTAGCTAGCGGCTTCAGAATTCCAAGAACCCCCTTGGCACCGCCGGTAAATAAATTAGCAAAGCCCCCCATAGCCCCCTTGGCACCACCTTTAATTGTGCTCTTCACGCCAACAGTTTTTACTGCCGTGCCTAAAGATTTAGTGCCCGTTTCACGAGCAAAGCCTGAAGTTGCTGCGTCTATTGTAGAAGACATAAGCGATGAAACATTGGCACTTACTTTACTTAATTTTCCTGCCACGGACTTAGCAGCCTTGCTGCCTCGCATGACACGAACACTTTTTCCTTTTTCGTCCTCAACGACCTGAGTGACCATTGCCCTGAATGGCGACGCTAGCGCACCAAAAATTTGCGTATATCCCTTAGCCATTCCACGCAGCGGTGACATCATTGTTCTTCTAACTGCTGGCTGCATAGCCTTAGTTGTTGCTTTTATTCTAGTCCCCGGCATAAAAGATGGATCAGCAATTAAGGCTTCTAATTGCCTTCCGACAGGTCCGGTAATCGTAGCCTCTGCGCCCTGCCCTAGTGCCCTACCAGAAATTACTCTTTTGAGTTGACCACGGAGTTTACCTCTTGCCAACGTGGTAGTTGGTGCAATCATTTCCGGTGTTGTGGTCATAGCAGTTAAGAGCTGCTTAGCCTGAGCATTTTTTGCTGCCAGCTGTGTAAGACTACTTAAATCTCCTGCCAGAATTTTTTTAATGGATTTTTTAGTTAAAAGCCCCTGTTGTTTAAAAGCAATTAATTCTCGAATATACTGCTTTCTATGATCAGTCATATAAGCTTGTAAATCACGAGCATTTAAATCCATTGCTGATTGCACATCTGCTAGTGCCTGCGCAAACTGGACTTCAGGTCTTCCTAGGCCTGTGGGTTTAAAAACCTTAATAGTCCTAGAGCGGGGTTGATTAAAGGCAGCCCCACTAACTCGGCGGCCTGTTCCGACCCTGCTGCTTTTGCCCCTCTTTCTTCTGGGGCCTTCAGTTACCGTTTCTTCCGTATATGGAATTTCTGGTATATCCACACGCGGGGGCGTAACCCCAGCCTCCATGAGGGCTTGAATCATAGCTCTTCTATCGCCAATTGGAATACCGAGAGAGCCAGTTCCTATTTGATTAATGCTCTCTAAAGCTCTAGCAAATGGATCTTGACCTTTACGTCCAAACAGCCTGTATCCGACCGGCATACGCCCAGCGGCCGCCTGAGACGCAGCGAAGTCCGGGTCTGCTAGCATCCGGCGCGTCACAGGAGAGGCTATTCCACTATCGGTAGCGCCAAAGAAAGATTTTATCCTTTGTCGCGTCGTCTGCAGTGCTGATGTTGTTGCTGCCCCGGCTTGCGTTGCCCCCAAAGTCTGCCTTAGCGTAGCGGCTTTTGGCGCTGCCGTTAATGGTTCGCTTAAAGGACCCTGCAAGTATTTTGCCGCACCGGCAGCCCATTTTGTAGGACCAATATTTCTTCCAAAAAGCATTTGATTACGCTGAATGCCGGAAAACGACTTAAATGGCATAGCGCCAGATGAAGCTGACCCCATTCGCGCAGATGCAAGACGTTCTTCTGCAGCAGTTTGAGCATTCGTTGCTAGGAGGTCGGCTTTTCTAAAGCCAAATAATTTAGCAAAGAAAGATGCTATCCTGCCTTCCTTATTCAACCAAATGAAACGATCTTCCGACATCATTATTAGACTGCCTAATTCTGCATTAAGCATTCCCATGTTATGCAACATGGTTGCTGTCGCTCCAGATAAAGTCTTGAAACCCGGAAGCAATGTAGCAATAACAGTTGTAACGATACCAGCAAATGTCTTGATGCTGCCGAACAAAACTACAATTGGACCAAGGGCTGCAATTAGACCAAGAACTGCTACTGTAGCTTGTTTAATCTGCTCACTTAGATTATCAAACCAAGTTAAAACTTTAATTAAAATATTGCTTAATCTAATTAAATAAGGAAATAAAACACGCCCGATTTCTGCACCTAGCATTTTTACAGTCTGCATTAATACCTGATATTTAATAGGATCAGACTTTAATTTGATAGCGATTTCTTGAGCAGACAGGTCCTTAAGGCGCTTTGAAAGTTTTTCAATGTTATCTGAAGTAATCGTGGCCCAGCCATTACTCGCGATTAAACCTCTAATAAAACCTTGCGTTAAAACCTCATCTTTTAACAGTTCTTTTCCATATTCTTGCATAATAGGAATTAATTCTTTATAAGATGCTTGTTGGATATCAATGCCCTTACTTGCCGCCATCTGCATAGCTTGGCTATTATTTTGAATAGCCATGCGAACTTGATCCATACCAGTATTAATAGACTCTACTGTTGGGACGAAAGTTTTAATTTGACGCTTAGATACCAGCTCAGAAAATACTTGAGTTGCAGCTACTTTGCCTTGAGTTTGCAGCAGATAACGATACATTTCGCTTAATTTGATTAAGCGCTCCATGCCATTGCCTATATTTTGAACACCCTGAAGTGCTCCAACCCCAAAGGCTTTGTCGAAGACCTCAGCAGCTTTTTTAGTTGGACTTAAAATTCGCGTAAAGGTAAAGTTTAATCCCGTTGCGGCTGTTTTAATAGCAATGCCTCTATCGTAAAGACCAGTTAGCGTAGAGGCTAACTCACCGGCACTCAATCCAAAAAGCTTGGCGGCACCCGCAGCAACAGGCATTGCATCTGCTAATTGATTAAGGTTAATCGCAGTTTTGTTTTCAATTTGGTTTAACTGATCGACAATAAAGTTGGTGCCAGCAATTTCATCTTTAAATCCGGCAACACCGGGCTGGCCGCTCACAAAAACTTTAAGCATGGTGCGGTAGAAGTCAGTTGCAGTCTTAATACCAATGTCACCAAGAGTAGCTGTGTACATGATTTGTTCAGCCATCTGATTTGCTTCAGAATTGACGCCACGGATTTCATAACCCATAGCAACTATATCGCCAGTCAAAGCAGAAGCAGATTTTTGACTTACACCAAATTTAGTAACGAGGTCTGCAATGCCAGCTCTAATATTTTGCATTTGACGCTCGCCTTGTGGCGTATTAACTTTAATATTACCTACTTTTTGAATACGGGTAATTTCTTGAGCAACTGACATGTATAACTGCACAGCACGACGGGCACCAGCTAGCAATGGCAAGCTTAAGCTAAAGCTTAAGTTTTGACCCAGCCATCGCGCCTGTTTTCCAGCATCGCTCATTTTACGCCCTAACGCAGTAAGTGGTTCTTTTAACTGTCCATATTTCAGTTTTAAGCGCTCAGCATGAGAAATAGCCTGTGTAAAGGTAATCTGTTCTTTGCGAGCAAACTGCTGCATTTGCTGTGAACCCATCTTGCCAAATGGCATCTGCATCCATTCGCCTTGAAGATTTTTTCCCGCTGGGAAAAGACCGGGCATTCCGGAGGCGCTGCCTTTAGTTTGACTGCCAACGTCTTTCATAAACGATGTAAATGCACGCCTTTGACGCAATACAGAGCCTATAGATAAACTTTGATATGACGGAGCTCTAAACAAAGATTCAACAGCTTGTGATTGCTGCCGATATGCCCGTTGCATTACCTTTGTTTCATTAACAGTAGTACGCGCAAGACGCTTCTGGGCTTTTTCGTGTGCTTCTAAGGCTCTAGCAGCTGAACTGCTGGCGGTCTTGGCTGACTTGGCCATAGACTGAATGCTCTTGAGCACATCATCAATCTTTTTCTCAATAGACGCAAGTGAATCTTTTAAACCCTTGCCAAAAGAAACTGCATCCTTGCCCATCTTTTCAGCAGATGCTTTAATTTCTTTGGCTGCCGCCTGAATATCACGTTTAGCCTCTGCCGTGGCTTTGCTTATGCCCTGAAATGACTTTTCAATCTTTTCGGCATTTTTTACAACTTGACGTTCGAGTTTTTTAGTTTCGGCAATGCCAGCTTTGGTGATCTTCTCTAGCTGCTTAGTAGTATGATTGGCTACTTTTGTGATAGATGTTTGGATCGTAGCAAAATTTTTATTTATTGCTCCAGCAACTGTTCTAGAGGTAGACTTTAAACTATTGAGACCTTCCTTAATATCGGCAGTAGAATTAGTTATATTAGTCGATGAACGCCTAACTTGATTGGCAAGCGTCTTAATGTCCTTCATGAGGTCATCAAGTTGCTTGCCAGTTACTTCTACACCAAATTTAAGTTTAGGGGTTGTGGCCATACTACTCCATTGTCTCATAGCCTATACTAATAGGCAAAAAGCCGAGGTCATTACTCCCGGCAATATTATAACCTTGTTGTGAGGGGCTGTCGTCAGAAACATCGGCACCCATTGCCGCAGCCATTGTCTTCATAAGCCTCTGCTGGCGCTCCAAGGTTGAGTCATACAACTCCAAAAGTTCCTCCAGAGTGAGAGAATCTTCCATCTGATAAAAGTTAATCCATGCCCCGCATTCGCAAAAAACTTCTTTTTCATAGGTAAGGAGGGGGAGGTCATCAAAGTGAAGTCCTTCACCCGATGACGACCCCCCCTCCGTTACTCGTTTGGGTCTGCGCCCATTGCCGCATTGAGGATTGCATTGAAAGTTCTGATGTCCAACGAATCTTCGATGGCGTCAGTGTCTTTCGATAACTCTGGAGCAGCCTTCTCAAGGGCGATACTTGCAGCTTCAACCATCTTGTCAATGTCGCTGTCGCTCAGTTCTGTCTGATCCTCAAAATTCAGATCACCCACAACCTTCACGAATCTGCGAAGCTGACGGATAGTCAGAGGACGAACCTCTACTGTTTCCTCACCAATTGAAATCTTTGTTCCAGTTACTAAGTCCTTGTTGCTCACAAAGACTCACCTCCTAATCTATTTTTATTAAGCGTTAGCATCTACAATTGTACCATATTCCTTACCAGTTGACGAAGCATCTGGGAGGATACGGAACTCGACGGGCAGCTTAACGTTGTCGTTACGCTGGTAGCCTTGCTCCACGGTACCGAATGAAATAGCGCGCTTGCACGTGTAAGTACGAGTCTTACGCTGTGTTACAGATGTGCCCGGGGCGGGACCAACAACCTTGATCTGACGCTCTTCAGGAAGAGGGTCGTGAATACCAAGGTTCAGTGTTGTACCACCACTTTGAACACCCGGCTGCAGCGAGGTCTTAGCGGTGTCACCAAACCCAGCGGCACCACCATAACCCCAAGCAAGGGCAAGGTTGTCGAAGGTGTTCTCGGCAAGGGTTGTCTTAACCATTACCTTCACCTTCGACTGAATAACGCGAGCGGCGTCACCGAACTGGTCAACTTCAATGTCAACCATGTCTGGCTCCCAAGAAATCATAACGCCTTCCTGAGTACCACCTACGTCGTAAAATGTTACGCTACCGAGAGCAGAGGATGTGCTAGCGTTGCTACCAACGGAAAGATTCCCCTCACCCACGATAATATTTGCGAATGTTACAGCCATGAAATAACCTCCTTATTCAAGGACAAACATTTTTTTGCCGTTTCTATCCCTTCGCTTGGATAGACGCACTGCATGGACAAAATCGACCTCTTCAGGCCGTCTGCCGATGCCTAATGATTTTTGCCACTCAAATTCATATGTGCGCTTACCTACCCTAGCGATAAAACCTGGCGTTTTGCCAATGTATGTAATTGCGGTATACATTGCCATACACCCCTATCATAATCTATTTTTGTATATAAAGCAATTTAGTCATTGGGAATCCAGCACATTTCAAAAATAGAAATAAACTGATAGTAGCCCTCCGGCTGCGTCGGCTGACGGTCAGCCGAGCGCACTAAATTCATATATAACATTCTACCATATGTGTCGTCTATAGTCTCTAATTGAATCTCATCAGATTGGTTAAGGAGGGCAATTATTTGATTCCGCACGGCATAGCCCCGCTCAGCGTCTGTGTCTAATACGGCGTAGATCACTCGATCGTGATGGATATAGAACATATGCTCATCTTTGATGTCTGGTAAGTAGTCATAGAGGACGATAGGGGCTGTTTCCTCGTCGTATCCAACCATCGGAAATATTGTTATTTCCTCTTTGTCGGCCAACGACAATATTGTGGCGTCATTTTGAAGAAAGTCATTAACGCTATAAATCAACATTTACAGGCCCCCCGAAAGTCTGCCGGGACTTCCAAGATATTGCACAGTCTTCTCCAGTAGGGTGCGGCTCATAATTTCTTCAACCTCGTCAACCCGGCTTTCGATACCCGGATGTTCTGCTTTTTCACCAATGTACATACCGCCATGAGTAAACTCGAACACCAGCAGCATATGAGGACCAGAACTATGAATAGTGTGCGGCTGAGTACCGGACATTAGGAAAAGACCCACTTCATCGGCTGGCTCTACGTCAACTCCTACCAAGATGTTATTGCCACTCAATACTTGATTTTTCTTAAACTCAAAGTGCTCAATACCACGACGCTCGGCATCTGGGTGGCGGCCTTCGTGCTCTGTGAATAGCTCCTCAATCTCTAACTTGGCTTCCTCAATGGCATCATCGCGCGCTGCCTTTAAAGCTTCCCAAACATTTGACTTATACTTATTCACATTAGTAATAGCCACTTTTTCTACTTTAGATATATTGCTTTTACTTACTTTAATTTTAAACATTATTCATCAATCACCCTATAGCCAGAAACTTCAATATGATGAATTTTACCATAGAAGCCCGGCACTTTTACAATGCTAGTAATCTCGATAGGACCCGCCTCCAGAACATTGCCAAATCGGTCTACGACGTTATAAAGTCGCTTGCTGAAGTCGATAGGAGCATCTCCGTTAAAAGCAAAAGAAATAATTTCATTATGTGCATATACCGGAGTTGTCATAAAGTTGCGATTGTCATTAAATTGCGGAATAAAGGCGCATTTGACATCGGCTGACGAGACTGCCCAAGAGGGTTTCTTTTGACCGGCCGCCGTTGTTGTGGTGGTCTTGCTGTAAATGTCTACACGATGCACCATGCGGACATGTGTAATCATTATATAAGCCCCATTGTATAGATGGTATAGTCCATCAAAAGTACATCTGCTTCAATATTGCCTGTGCCGGACATGGCGGCATCTGAGAACGTCATTGAGTACTGATCCATCTTGGCATTGGAGATCCCGTGACGTGAATAGGCTGTATCGTCGTTCATGAAGTCATAAATCAATAAGCTAGCGGCTTCGGTGATATTTGATGGAACATGGTCCCATCCCCAGTTGGCTGTGAAAGTATAAAAGCTGCCGTCCATAAATTTAGGTTGAATGTACTGCTTTTCCTGTGTAGCGATAGGGATAATCTGCTCGATTCGTCGCATGTACATTTTTGACTCTACCGTTACCTCCACTTGATCTGAGATGTCCACATCGGGTTTCTCTGTAGCACTAATTAATTTGGTGCAACGGATGCCAAGGAAGATGTTTTCATGATCGTCCCCTTCATAAGTCAAGGACTTATTCTGGATCGATTGAAAATTCTGACCGCAAATGGTGTCGATAAAGGATCGAACCCTGCGCTCCAAGCCATCAAACTTCTCTGAGAAGTCAGTTTCTAGCTCTGGATACGTCTCAAAAAACTCACCCTCTGTGATGTAGGGGGTATAAACATTGATAAACGCCGTAGACGTAAAATCATCTCCGCCTTCTGTGTATTTCCAGACGATTTTGTGTTTTCCAAAGCTATTAAGATCCGTGGCAGTAAAATTGTAGCTATATTCACCGGCGGCGTCTCTTGTCGCTAACTCTTCATCTACAATCGTGTCACCCCACTCATGCACTAGCGAGACAAAGACTTGATAATCACCACTAACGATGTCGGCGTCAGAGGCTAAACTCAACGTAGCTTCATACTCTTGATTTTGCTTCGTATACACCTGTGTGGCCATATTTAAATCCTAAACTTGGCTTTTATCACTGACCTTGCCAGTTGTGGGTAGCCATCAAAGTCACCCTTTAACTCCACTATATACTTGGTTTCCGTGCTGGGAACCTCGTAGTCGTAATAAAAAATACCCGCGGACAGCCGACTGGCATTGCCAGTGCTTAAAATCTTCTTGGTTTCATAGCTATATACCGTAAAAGTGACGGCATTGGCATCAGCGTCAATCAAGACGTTAGAACTGTTTTTAAATGTCCCTTTGATTCTAATTGTGTCCCCCGTGTAAACAGTCGTTATTGCCATAGTGTTATTATAACTCCCTTCTTCCTTAAATGCCATCAATAGCAAGTACTATTGATTTATCCTCATATGTCATGGTGATATTGACAATCGTCTCAATGCTGATTACAGCAGAGACAGCATTAATATCTCCGACTCGTTGCTTAACTAAACTAGCCGCCATAGATAAGGCACCAGCGAACACTTTTGCGAGAGTGCGCCTCGTGGTGCCAGATGCCGAAATATTTCCACTCAGCGGCTTTCTAGCCACCTTAGAGAGGACCTGAGTGGGTAGTACCGAGCCACTCAGAATCCGGAAAGCAGATAGAATTTCGGCAAAGGAGCTTTGAGGTACCAGATATCCATCAAAGATCTTAGCTGATAGTTTCTGAACTGTCCCGGCTGCGGCCAAAGATGATGTCAAATATGCGGAAACCGCAAACTGCTTGGTGGCACTGCTGTCCAGCTGTCCAGTGAAATATTTGGATGGAATATATGCAATATCACCGCTGATAGCGGATACCGCCCCAACAAGGACCACCGTTAAGACTAAAATGTCATCCAGAGCAGCCGCTGGAGTCAGACTGCCGCTAAACGAGCGGCTCATAGACTTCACCAGCGTAGAATTCATTGCTATTGCGCTAGCAAGTAGCTTAACAATACTTGCATTGGCTGCATAGGTTCCGCTGGATGTTATTGATCCAGACGAAGATTTACTTGCTTCCTTTACGTTGACACCGGCTAAGGCAAGCGTATGTGCGATAACCTGAAAATAAAGAGCAACGCGAGGAATGGGTCTGTATGAGGATCGAGTGAATGTGCCTCGCCCCGAACGCGCCATTACCAGACCGCCGATCTATTGACACCCTGCAGCAAAGATTGTTTTCTGACTGTGGCTGTATCTGATATTCTTAAATAGCCAATTTTTCCATAGTTGGGAGTAGTATTAGTATCAGAACTCATTGCGGGTAAAGTAAAACCGTATGCCTTATTGGTAGGAGTGGCAAAATTGCCATATGTAAACGACCCTTGCAAGCCTGCCGACTGCCCGGGGGCTGGCGGCAATTTCCAACTGACTACAATAGCGGAGTCGCTGGTTCCCACTTTCTTTAAACAAACAGATAAATCCCACTGCTCGTCCGCTGGACGAAACCCAGAACTTGTAAGCGTATCTGTAATATTTCCAGATGAAGCTAGTTCTTGAGCTGTTCCAGCGACTGTTGCAAATAGCTTGATAACCAAAGTCCCGGGATTATTTTCTGGGGTAACATCACCACTTTTATTTCCAGCGTGCGAATAACCTAGTGTGATATATAAATTATTAGCTGAAACTGTATTAAAATCAGCATCAGCATAAAAACGCAGGCTAGGAACGTTATCAACAAAAAATGTTACAGTACCTGAGACATTTGTATAAGAACTTCCCGGGTGTATATGTCCCCAGTCTATGGTTCCATAAGATAAAGTATCAGCTGTGGTTCCCGATGAGCAGACAACAGCGGAGCCAGTAGTTGATAAATCCGGATCTGCTCCGACAAGCTTGATAGCAACTAAGCCTTGGGTAGCGTTGGTTGTCCATGTAATGGTATTGATGGTACCTGCTGTAATTATATCGCCCCACGATTGGTTGTTTCCAGTACTATAATATCCAGTCGCTGCATCTGCTGTTACTGATACGGCGCTCACCATTAAGTTAGTTTGATAAGTGGGAACAGTAGCCGCTACGGCATTCCTGCCGAAAAAATATATACAGTTTTGAGAAGCCGAACTACTACCGCCAGTGGCAAGAGGGCCTACGGATGTTGATGTAGCAGAGTTAGTAACGGCCGAACTCTCTATTGCAGTTGCTTCAACTGCATAACAGTTGATAAAGTCATAAGCCCAAGCATAGATACGAGATTGCGATACGCCACCGAAATCCACATTAATTGCTGTATTTGTTGGTGATGCTCCCTTAGCCCTAAATACCGTAATACGTCTAGTGCCATACGTTTGAGTATTTACCTGCGTCCAAGTAAGGCCGCATCCTGCGGTAATTGTGGGGGTAGTAGCCGTGCCAGACGCAATCTGATTAATAACGCACAATAAAACCAATCTATTGACGCCGGGTGTCGTTCCAACAGTTGCACTTAAAGAAGTACCAGTACCTGTTGCAGCTGTACCACTAATAATACTATTACCCTTAGTGGGCGAAGCACTAAGGGCAAAGGAGGCTAAGCCACTCGAAACCGCAAGTGTGGGTGACACAGCATTAGAGTCACTAGTATATGCATCAAAATTTCTTGTGATTGAGCCTGTTAAGTTGGGCCAACCACTTTGATTGTTTGAAAATTCATTGCCTGTAAAAAAGTTAGTAATTTGAGGCATTATATAACCTCCAATATGCAATCTAAATTATAAATTTCAAAAACATTGAACATTTTTTTTATGTCCGAATTGATACCCTCATTAATATATTTATTATAAAGTCTTTGTAGTGCCTCTAAATTCCACTGATTATTTGTCAATAAGGTTGCTGGAAACAGTGGATTACCGCTGAACATTTCTAGCATCCAAGTTTGGACTGACTGAAAGTCTTCATCAATAAAACTAAGCGCAGCAATATAACCATAAAGATTATTAACATCAAAAGATTCTTCAACATTAACTAATTTGCTAATCAACCAGTTGCGATGATTAACGACTGCATTGGTATATTCTTCAAAAGAATAGCCATATGGTCGAACAGGTCTATCGGCAGTAAAGGAATTAATTTGATTCTCTAAATCCCACTCTTCTGATTCCGTCTGGATGATAGCAATATGCTTATTGCGAGCAAAAATAACCTGATTGCTCCAGCGATTGACACTCAAGTTTTCCTCAATGAGAGTTTTACTAAAGTCCACACATGCCGATCTATTGTTTATAAATAACAAAAGGGCATCTATTTCTGGAATAAAGTCCAGACTAGAGACATAAGGGTTTTCTACGGACCCGTCGCCCAAGCATCTAACATGTGTAAAATAAGAGACTGTCATGGCTACTCCTGCCAGACGATACCTGCAGCAGCATTCACGGAAGCGGCTGCTGTAACCTCCAAGCGAAGGAAACTGCTCACTGGAATCTGAATCTCTCTATCCATCGGGTACTGCACTAAAATGCCTGACTGAGGATGCACGTAGTGCGTCTCAAGAGTGTCAGATGCCGTACCTTCTGCGGTAGCAGTATGCTTGGCTGTCGTAGCGGCAGCGTCGTACTTATCAGTGTATTTTGTAACTGTTAAGCTGGTACCTGTGATAGTGGCAGTCCCTCTTCTGATTTTGACAGTAATAGGGGTGGCCGTACCTGATGTGCCCTCAAACTCAACCCACCAACTTAATACCGTCGCACGCACGGTGGACGTTGTAGCAAGTTCAATAAGAGTCTTGGCAGATGTGCCTGTGGCCATACCACTGTTGGTAGCAACATAAATACCGTTCGACATACTAACCCCCCGCGGTGAACGTTAAGTCATAGGTTGTCTGCAACGCGTCACCGGATGAAAGGTTAACTACCGAGAACACTGAGCGGTCAAGAAGAACCCCACCAGCATTTGAAGCCTGATTGAAGATACCGTGCTCGCCCACAGCGGCTGTGCCGTCAAGGGTGTTGGTAGCAACTGTACGGAAGATGTTTCCGGAAGCCCCCTCACCAACTGTACCTGTTGGGCGTGTGTTGTTGGTAGCGTATTCAGTTGTAAGCTCTGTCTCAAGCGTTGTGTCACCAGCAGCCTCAGCATTGTCGCCAGTGCCAAGAGCGTGGTACTTGAAGTTCTCAAGCTCAAGCGTGTTCTGGAAAGCGTCAACAATAGCCTCAACACCTACTGTGGTAACTACGCGCATCGAAATAATACCAAGGTCAAGTGACTCTCCATTACGAATCACGGTACCCCAAAGTGTACCATAAAACGTAGGAATCTTATTGTCATAGGCCATCTTCGCGTGCTTCCAACCGCGCATGATGTTCTGCCAGTTCATTGTGCGATATGTACGCACTTCATCGTCTAAGTTTGAGTGCGGCATAGCGTACTCGTGTACTAATTCATTTAAATCCTTTGGACCCTCATTCGCACG